TGAGACTATAAATAAAAGGCGACTATGGGGGGGGGCGGTAAAGCCTCGACCCTCGGAAACACCAGTAAATAAAGGGCTTTGCGGCTATGGGACAAGATAATAACAAAAGACTCGAGGCCTTAAAAGCCTTGAAACAGAGCGAAAACCCTCCGGCCGACGGGGAAAAATTACGTTTTCAAAACGGCGAAAATTCGCCCGAGAAAAAAACCTCGACGGGTTCCGTTGCTCCGGTGTGTAAATTAAGCCACCGAGAACGCGGCTATTTTAACGCCCTCGTCGAGTTTTTAGACTCGCGCGGGCTACTCGAAACGGTCGACACTTTACTTTTGACTATGCTCGCGAAAAACGTCTCTATCTGGCGCGAAATATCTGAGAGAATTACGGGGGTCGACGACCTCGTCCAAGTTTTCGAAAACGGCACCTCGAACGTGTCAGGTTTACAGACCGCAAAAGATAAAAGCGAGGCCGCTATTTTACGCCTCTCGGCAAAGTTGGGCCTCTCACCTTTGGACCGCGCGAAGTTATTCGGGGCGGCAAGTTCGACCGAACTCGCAAAAACCAAAAGTAACGACGGCGACGACCTCGATAAATTTCTAAATTGAAAAACCAAGCCCCCCCAAGTTCGGCGCTCTGGCTCGAGTATGTCGAGGCCGTTCTCGACGGCTCGACTCTCGTCGGTGAGTATGTAATTAAAGCGGTCGAAACATTTGTCGACGACCTCGCCCGGGGTGACGGTTTTCGCTGGAAATTTCACCCCGAAAAGGCTGAAAAGGCTATCGACTTCATACAGAAATTTATAGTACACACGCGCGGCGAGTGGGCCGGAAAACCTTTTCTACTTTCGCCGTGGCAACAGTTTTTTATAGCGAATTTATTCGGGTGGTATGACGGCGACCTCCGAAGATATCGAACCGCTTATTTATTTGTGGGCCGAAAATCTGGAAAGACTCAACTCGCGGCGGCTATTGTTATTGTTTCTATGGTCCTCGATACCGACGGGGCGGGCGAGTATGTTTTCGCCGCGACCAAACGGGACCAAGCGCGCCTTGGTTTCGACGAGGTCCGCCGCGCCCTTTTAGCGTCGCCCATTTTACGCCGACGCTTTGAGGCTCGCCGCCACGATATCCGGGGGCCTCGTGACTCAGTTTGTAAACCCCTCTCGAGTGACTCCAACACTATGGACGGCCTCAGCGTGTCCCTCGGCATCGTTGACGAGTTGCACGGTATGCGAGACGGGTCAATTTTGCGGGTTATAAAGTCCTCTCAAGGGTCCCGACGGAACGGTTTAACGCTTGCAATTACGACGGCCGGCTTTAATATCGACGGCCCGGCGGCGGCTATTATGAAAACGGCCAAGGCGGTACTCGACGGCGTTAAGTCAGACGAGAGAACTTTCGCCCTAATGTATCAAATCGACGACGGGGACGACTGGAAAGACCCGACGAACTGGGTGAAAAGTAACCCCGGACTCGGTGAGTCGATTAGTTTAGAGTACCTAAACCACCAAAGTAAACAAGCCCAGAACGCGGGCGGCCGGGCGGTGGTCGAGTTTATGACAAAGCACCTTAACATTTTTGTAAGTTCGTCGTCTCAATGGATTGACCGCGATAATTGGCGGGCCAACTTTTCCGAGGACGAACCCGAACCCGGCGCGCTATGTTACGCCGGTCTGGACCTCGGGAGCGTCTCAGACTTGACCGCTCTCGCTTTAATTTTCCCGCGCGAGAATGATTTCTTACTCCGGGTTCATTTTTTCGTGCCTGAGCGCGCAATTACTCGGAAACTCGAGGACGACGAAAGTACAATTTATGCAAAACTTGCGGACCTTGAAAACGTCCACGTTACCCCGGGCAACGTCACAGACTACGATTTCGTCCGTAAATTAATCACCGGACACCACACCAACGACGAGGGGCGCGTTTTAGTAGACTCCGACTGTCTCGCCACTAAGTACAACCTCAAGGCCCTCGCCTTCGACCGATATAACTCGAGTCAATTAATTACCGACCTCACAAACGACGGTATCGAGTGCGCGCCTTTTGGTATGGGTTTCGTCAGTCAGTCGGCCCCCACTAAGGAGGCCGAGCGGTTAATTTTAGACGGTAAACTTAAACACAACGGCGACCCGGTCCTCGAGTGGCAACTCGGCGCGGTCGCTTTGACTTACGACCCCGCCGGAAATGTCAAAATAACCAAAAATAAAAGCGGGAAAGTCGACGGCCTTGTCGCTTTAATTATGGCCCTCGGCGAGTTTATGACGTGGAACTCGGCCGACACGACTCCCGAACTCCCGGACGATTTCGTTATTCGTACAATATGAAAAGCCAAAAAAAACCCATTAACCAACTCGAGGAAAAACTCGAACTCGCAAAAAAAATTTATACTCGCGAGGGGTTTTTCTTAGTGTTTTTAAATTTACTCGACGGGGAAAAAACGGCAACCGAAATTTATTACAACGTCGAAGAAATTCACGACGACCTTTTCGGAGTGTTCAAATTTCCTTCATTAAATGCCTTTTATGTCTGGACTTCGAAACGTAGAAAACGCCGTTTTCCGAAAAAATGACGTTTTTTTTACCCCCTTTTAAAACGCATTTTAAGCGCATTTAAGGGACTTTGTACCCTCTGAGGTGTGTGAGGTCCTAAAATTTACGAACGTAAAAAAACCAGCGGGGCCGGGGGTTCCCGAGCCACTTTTTAAAATTTTTAAAAGGCCCCCAAAAGTTCAAATTTTCGCGATTTTTTTTTCGATTTGTTTCTTTGTTTTTTCCGTTGTAGTTTTGGCAACGTCAAACAAAACAAAAATAAAAATTATGGAAAATTTTAACATTGAATTTTTAACCTCGCCCGATTTTCAAGTTGTAAACTCGAGCGCCTCGCCATATAAAACAATTCACGCGAAGTTTATTATCGACGAAAAATTTTACCTTTCCGTTGTCCGTTTTATGAAAGAGTCCTCTCTTTATGAAATAGCTTTAATACATCGCGCCTCTAATGATATCGTAACGGTCCGCTCTCACCAGACCGAGCGAGAAATTGAGGCCTTTGTCGAGGCCGTGAAACATCAATCTATATAACCCCGCCAATATGAAAAATAAAAATAAACTACACTTTGACGGTTGGGCCTCGTGGGTCTGGGCCGGTAAAAAAATCTATCAAATGAAAGTAAGGCGGGGACCAATTTCAGACCCCGCCGGCTTTATTGAGGTCCTCGGAAATATAACCCTCGAGGAACAGACGCGCGGCGAGTGGGTCGTCTGGTTCCAGAATGAGGGGCGACGTTCCCGCCTCGGTTTAATTAACGGAGTAAGTCACGCCAAGCGTTACGGCGAACAACAACTTAAACAATCTTTTCAAAATACCGGGCTTTCATAATTGAAAAAAATGTTTGACAACACGCCCGCCCGGGGCTTTAAAGGGGGTCATTAATTTGACCCCTTTTTTTATGAGAAAACTTTTTTTTGTGGATAATGTCGGATAACTAAAAAAGCGTCGTACATTTGTCGGGTCAAGCATTTATAAATTAAAAAATTTCAATTATGACAAAGCAAAAAAAAGAGAATATTTTCGAAGTAATTACTCAGAGAGTTATAGACGGTTTACAAGAGAAGGGCCTCAAGTGGTTCCGCCCTTGGAATAAAGGGTCTTTTTTCGGTCCTATCAATCACACCACAGAAAAGGCTTACACGGGTTTCAATATCTTTTGGCTTAATATGGTGCAAGCGTCCGAGGGTTACGAGTCGAATGAGTGGTTAACTTTTAAGCAAGGCCAAAACATAGGGGCGAAACTTAAAAAAGGCGAGACGGCAAAAGATAAACACCAGTTCGTTACATATTGGGCTATTTCTTACAAGCATAAAAAAACCGGCGTTTACTATAACAACCTCACGCAACTAAAAAAGGCCGGCGTTAAAGAGTCGGAATGTAACAAGTTTTTTTCTATGCGCACTTTTTACGTTTTCAATATCGCACAATTTGAAAACCTCGAGCCAAAACGTAAAGCGGCCGACGCTCCCGTTTTTAACACAATCGAGGCGGCTGAAAACGTTTACAATAACTACAAAAACAAACCAACGTTAAGCCACCGAGGCGACCGCGCATATTACGCGCCCCAGTTACACGCCGTTACAATGCCAACGAAAGACAGTTTTAACGCCTCAGACGATTATTATAAGACCCTTTTCCACGAGTTGACTCACTCAACCGGACACGAGAGCGGTTTAAAGCGCGCGGGCATTGTAGACTTTGACGGGTTCGGAACTGACAAATATAGCAACGAGGAACTTATCGCCGAACTCGGTAGCGAGTACCTCGCTGGCGTTACTGGAATAAACCCGACCGACGACTCTAAGAACTCTCAGGCATATATTAACGGCTGGATAAGTAAGCTAAAAACCTCAGACCCGAAAACAATCGTTTTAGCCTCTCAGCAAGCTATTAAAGCGGTCAATTACATTTTAGACTAATGAAAAACTACTACGACAGAAAACTCGAGAGAATCCGCGCCCGCAATATCGGGGGCGGGTTTTGTCTCTGGTTACTTAAACACCTCGACGCCGAGCGCGACCACCTCCGGGCCGTCGACGCTGACGCAATGCGAAGGACCGCCGAGCAACTTCAAAAACTTCACGACCTAATTATCGAAATGGAGGACGAACTCGAGAGGGGCGTCTTATATTTAGCCGAGTTAAAAGACTGTAATAATTACCTCGCGGCTCGAGTTAGAAACCTCGAGGGGCGACTCCAAGACGTCACCAGAAAAACGGACGACTTACTCAGACTTACGGCCTCCAATTTTGAAAATTTCAGCATCGCGGAAAATGAACACGAACCAAAAGAGTAAACTCGACGACTATGTCGAAATGTTATTCGACGACATACAAGACAACCACACGAGCGCCGCGTTATGGTTACACGCCAACGAAGGGCCCGAGGGTTGCGTTTCAATCTTTCGGACCGTTGGGGGTGACAAGCGGGCGAGTCTGTTCATTAAAGCGCTCGCAACGGCCTTAAAAGACGACCCCGACCTTTTGCACGACGTCACGCAAGCGCTCACCCTATCTTTAACCCCTCGAGACTACGACGACGAGGACCTCGAAAACCTTATAAATACCTAAAAAATGGCCAAAAAATTAAACCCAGACGAGCGCGCCCGAATGTTAAGACTTTTCACCGAGAACGGCCTCAGCCCCTCGGACGTTTTCGCGCACAATCATTTTACCATAATCACCCGGACCGGCATCGAGAAAATTCAAGCTATGAAAAAAATCTCGGTATGCTATCAAATCGAAAAACTCGACCCCGATTTCGTTGTCGTTAAAGCGTTCGGCGAAATGGAAACCCCAGACGGCGACGTCCGGGTCGAAACTTACGGCGAGAGTAGTCCGAAAAACAACAAAACGAGTTATCCGGTCGCAATGGCTGAAAAGCGGGCGCTCAGTCGCGCGGTTCTGAAATTGGCGGGCTTATACTCTGAGGCTGGTCTTATCGGTGAGGACGAAAAACCCGACGAATGAACGGCGACGAGTGGGGCGACCACTTCGCCGCGCTCGACGAACCGAGCGCGCAAGAGTGGGGCCTCCGGAAAAAATGCGCGTGGCTATGTCTGACGTCGGTCGACGACCCGCAAGACATAGAGGACGCGAGAGAGGACTTTCTCGACCCCTTGGCCCCTTGGACCCTTGACGAGTTAAAAGACGCGTTAAGCCGCCTCAGAATGAACCAGCGCCACCCGTTAGACTACTACGCCCCGGGACAAAAGGCAATGACAAAACATTTTAAAATGATTTGCGGGCTTTAACCAGTAAAAAACAAAAAAAAATGAAAACTTGTACTTCAATTTCCGGCGGCAAAAGTTCCGCTTACATAGCTAAAAACTACCCGACAGAGTTTAACGTTTTTTCTTTAGTGACTGTTTTAGATAAGACTTGCACCCCAAAAGATAAAGGCATTGTTAAAATAGTGAGCGATAAGATAGGCAAGGACTTTATCGGAACGGTTGAGGACGATATAATTTTACATACAATTTTGGACTTAGAGCAAGAAATAGGCAAAAAAATAAATTGGGTTTCTGGAAAACCTTTTGAAAAAATTATAGAAAAAAAAGGGGGGTATTTGCCCAATGTAATGGTTAGATATTGTACAACTCATTTAAAAATTGAGCCAATGTTTGACTGGTGGGCTCAAAATTTTACGGAACCCCTTCAAATGAATATAGGATTTAGAGCGGGCGAAGGTCGCCGCGCAAATAATATGCTCGAAAAATGTAACGACGAAGGCCTCCGGGCTTATGGAAAAACATTTTGGCAAAAACCAAATTTTCCAATGATTACCGATAATATACACCGCGATAAGGTTGTTAATTTTTGGAAAAATAAAAGCGTTCGATTTGCCGAGCAAAATAATTGTGTGGGGTGTTTTCACCGGAACCCGTTAACACTTAGAAAAATGTTCGACCTCCACCCCGAAAAAATGGAGTGGTTCTTAAAAGAAGAAGGAAAAAAAGGCAACAAGTTTAAAAGTGAAATTTCTTACAAGGAAATTAAAGCGCACAAACCGCAACACGAGATAAATTTCGACGAGTTCGATTGTGACTCTGGATATTGCGGGCTTTAATTTCGGCCTAAACCAGAGTAAAAAGGGCCGCCACTTGAGCGGCCTTTTTTTATGCTTAAAAATTCACTTTTGAAAGTATTAACCGGGGCGCCTTACCTTGGCAAAAATTCAATTTTAAATTATGGAATATATTCTCGAAAACTGGGCCACTCTTTTACTCGCCGCCCTCGCATTTATTGACGTTATTGTCTCGCTCACACCAACAAAAAAAGACGACCAAATACTCGGTTATTTTCGTCTGGTTATTAACGCAATAACCGGCGGGAATAAAAACAAAAGTAAAAAGGTCGAGCGTAGGTAGTGAGAAAACTCCGAGACACAAAACTCGGGGCGTGGTTAAAGACCACCGCGCCGGATATCTTGCGAACCCTCGGCGACATAGTTCCAGACGCCGGGGCCTTGGACTTGCTCGCCCTAATTTTAGAGGGGCGACTTAAAACGAAACTCGAGCGCCAAACTATGCGCGCCCTTATTGACGAGTTAACGGTTAGCCTTTCGGCCGAAGTTTCGACCCGTTGGCGGGCTGACTTGTCAAGTGACTCACCTCTCGCGAAAAACGTCCGGCCCGTTGTTTTACTGTCTTGTCTGGGTTTTCTTTTTGTTGTTATTTTACTCGACGCCTTCGTCGCCGTTAACTTTTCCCTTTCCGACTCGTGGCTCAATCTTTTGGAGGTTTTAGTCTTTACGGTTTTCGGGGCATATTTTGCGGGTCGAACGGTTGAGAAAACTATTAAAAAACGGTGAAAAAGTTCCCGAAAAGCGAGCCCAAAATTTCGCGCCGCCCCTTAGTAATTAAAGGCCCCCGGCGTATCTTAGTCTTGTCAGATATACACGTACCTTTTCACGACTCGACGGCGATAAAAAAAGCCGTTTCGTATGGAGTGGAAAACGGGGCGACAGACGTATATTTAAACGGCGACCTTTTAGACTTTTACAGTCTAAGCAGTTTCGCCAAGGACCCCCGCGAGAGGGACCTACACCACGAACTGAAAACGGCCGCGTCTTTAATTGAATATATAAGGGACGAAATTAAACCCGGGAAAATTTGGTTTAAGGTAGGCAACCACGAGGACCGTTTCGAGAGGTATATAAAAACCAAGGCCCCCGAATTAATGGGCGTTAAAATGTTCAACCTCGAGGACATTTTTAAAGCCTACAATTTCGGCGTCGAATTTGTTGAAACTTGGCGCGCCGTAAAGTTCGGCGATATCGTCGGGGTCCACGGTCACGAAGTCGGGCGAGGTTCGGGCGGTTTACACCCGGCGCGCTGGTTACATTTAAGAACCAACCGCGCGGCCTTTTGCGGCCACTTTCACAAAACCGACACCTTTATCAGTAAGGACATACTCGGAGAAAAAACAACGACTCACGCCCTCGGGTGCCTTTGCGATTTAGAACCGGAGTATTTAACAAAAAATAATTGGAACCACGGCGCGGGGTTTCTTATTTTAGACAGTCGAGGCCGCTCCGAATTTATTAATTTGAGATTATGAAACCACCCGAAAAACTCGGCGGCTCTGAGTGTTGTGAGGCGGCCGTTTATATTTTAACAATTTGCTCGGACTGTGGCGAGTCTTGCGACCTACTCGAAGAACCGGCCCCCGAGTTTTGCGAGAATTGTTTCGGCGAGGGTGAGGTCGGTCCGTTTGGTTACGATTTCCCAGAGTACAAAACTTGCGACGTATGCGGGGGGGGTGGCCTTGCCTCAGACGAGCGCGACCCTGACGACTGGCACGACGCCCGAGTCGACCGGTAATTTTAACGACCTTTCGTGTCGAAACTTTTCTTTTTATTTTTATATATATTTTTGTCAAATGGGTTTTTTCGACCGAATTTTTAAGAGTAACGAACCGCAACAAAAACCAGAGGCCGAGGCCCGGAGTTTTTCGGCGGCTATGTCTGGAACTTTGGGCGCCTTAATGGGCGGTACCAAAGTAAACACGTCGAACGTTTTAGAGTCCTCAGTTTTCCGGGCTTGCGTTCAAAAAATTTCCCAGACCGTCGCGAGTTTAGAGGTCGACATTTTTAAAGTCGACGGCTTAAAACAGTCGCGAATTTTGCACCCCCTGACGAACATTTTAAAACTCTCACCCCTCGAAGGTGTGACGGCGTTCTCGCTCTGGGAAAAAATGATATCGGACTCGCTAATTTACGGGCAAGGGTTCGCATTAATTCACCGCGATAATACGGCCCGAGTTTTGGGCCTTGAATACCTCAGCGCGGGCGACGCAAAACCGACAACGCTCGGCCCCGATAATTTGCCCGCCTTTCACTTCACCGAGTCCGACGAAATTTTCCTTTTAGACGAGTTATTTATTATCGAGAACTTTCGAGGAATTTCAAACGCCGACTTGCATAGTGACGCCCTTAGCTTATCGAAGGCCGCCGAAGATTTCGGCCTCGCCTTTTTTGAAAACGGCGGGAACGTTTCGGGAGTAATTACGACGGACCACCAACTCACCGAGGAACAATTTAACCGCCTTTCTTTTGCGTGGCACTCACGCAACCACGGAAAAGCGGGCCAACACTCGACCGCAATACTCGAGCACGGTATGAAATACGACCGCATCGGGAGCAACCCCGAGACGTCACAACTTACGCAAGTGAGAAAATACCAAGCGGAGGAAATTTGTCGACTTATGGGGGTGCCTCCGGCTCTCGTCGGTTTAGATACAAACGTCACTTTTTCGAACGTCGAGCAACAAGGAATATTTTTTGCAACCTACACAATCCAGCCCCTTATACGTTCAATCGAGCAAGAAATAAGCGTTAAACTTTTAACAAAAAAAGAGGCCCCGAGTATCGAGGTTCGATTTAATATAAGTTCTTTACTACGCGCCGACGCGAAAACGCGCGGCGAGTATTTCAGCGCTTTAATTCGTGACGGTATTGTCTCGATAAACGAGGCCCGTGAAAAACTCGAAAACCTTAACCCCGTCGAAGGTGGCGACACTCATTTCGTTCAAGTGAATTTAGCCCCCTTAAAAGCTATGAGCGAAAACGAGGCCCCTCAAAAAACCGAATTAAATGAGCAATAAAAACACACCTCTCACACCAAGCGAGAAAAACGTCGAGAGGCGTTTCACCCTTTTAACTGACTCCGATAATATCGACGGCGTGGAACTTCGCGAAGTCGACGGCGTTCGACGCGTCGAAGGTTACGCGGCCGTGTTTAACTCCGAGACAAATATCGGCGAGAGATTCGCCGAAGTTATCGCCCCCGGCGCCTTCGAGGGCCGACTCGCTGACAACGTTGTCGCGGCTTTAAACCATAACACCGGGCAACCTTTGGCAAAAGTGGGCGCGGGCCTTTCTTTGTCGGTTGACTCTCGAGGTTTAAAATACGGGTTCGACGTCCCGGACACTTCGACCGGTCGGGACCTTGTCGAATTAATGAGGCGCGGCATTGTAAGCGGTTCGAGTTTTGCCTTTACGGTTGAGTCTGACAACTGGGAACGCCGCGAAAACGGCCTCGACCTTCGAACTATCGAAAAGGTCGGGCGGCTTATTGACGTGAGCGCCGTAACGACGGGCGCGTATTCAGAGGCCTCGGTCGCTTTACGCTCTCAGGACGATTTTAACGACCTTTTAAACGACTCTAACAAACTTGTGGACCTTGACCCTATAAAAGAGGGGAAAGAGCCACCTACACCCCTTGAAACTCTCGAGAGAGGTGACAACGATTTAACACGCCACTCAGCGCGGGCCTTTTTAATACGCGCTAAATTAAACTGTTTAACTTCACAAAAACAAAAAAAGTGAAAAGTACAACACAATTAAAAGAGGCCCGAGGCGAGCGCATTGACGCCCTCGAGTCCATTGTTTCGACGGCCGAAGGTCGTGAAATGTCTGACGACGAGGCGACTCGCTCCGAGGAAATTATGAGCGAAGTCGACGACCTCGACAAGCAAATTTTACGCTCTGAGAAATTAGAGAAAACACTCAAGCGCGAGGCCGTGGCCGTTGCTCCGGGGCTATCTACTTCGTCAACTGACGAAATGGAGGGCAACCGTAAAGGGTACGACATCGGTAAAGCTATACGCGAGGCCGGACGCGGGAACCTTTCAGGCCTTGAGGCTGAAATGCACCAAGAGGCACAAAGAGAGTTTAGAGAGGCCGGCGTTTCGCCGTCTGGAACTTTACAAATTCCTATTGCGTTAATGGAGAAAAGAGCGAACACCGTCTCGACAACTTCGAACGTAGTCGGACAGTCTCAGCAAGGCGTTTTAGCTGGGTTAGTTCCTGACTCACTACTCGAAAGAGCGGGCGCGAATAGAATCACCGGCGTAGCTGGCTCGGTTCTTTTGCCAAGTCTACCAACAAACGCGACGGGAGTCGTTACGGAGGTTGCAAGCGCGCCGACTTCGAGCGCTATGTCTGGCGTAAAAATTGACCCCGTTAAAATGGCGTCAATGATTACAATCTCACAACAAGCGTTGAATATGTCCTCGGGCGCGTTTGACTCAGTTGTCGCGAACCAGTTCCGTAAACACTCGGGCGCTTTAATAGACGCCGA